AACATTTCTGTTGGGGTACTGGACTGATTCATCAAACTGCGCCCACCAGCTACCGATGCCATAAGGGACACGGGGGCGGTAGGATGAACACACCAACACACGTTTACAAAATTCACCGATGATGGGGGTGTTTCCATCGGTGACCACGTAAGACATGGTTTTCTCGACCAGTTTTTGCTCAGGCGTGACATTAGAAGGCAGGCGAACCGTCGTGTGGAACTTAACGAGCTGTCTTCTCGCATCACACATACTATCAGGGCTTCCATACCAGACCTCTGATGAATAGTAGCGTGCCAAGAAGTTGACTCCTCTGTCCCCTCTTTGCACCAGGTTGGCCTCCAAGATGAGTCCAACTCGGTCACATGCCCACTTGTGGGCTTCGACGGATAACTCAGGATCGACACCATCGTCACCGAGGTGAATTCCGAGCTTTTCAAACGCCTGTTCCGCTGAGAACCCCTGTCGTCTATATCCGAAGTAGGCGGCGAATGCCGCACGAAGTGTTTGGAACAGGCTGGTTGCTGAGTCGCCTGATCCATGCGATGATCCTTGTTCAAACGTTGTTCCATGTGGCAATATCCCTCTGTTATCAACGTTTCGTTTGAGTAATTCATTCAGTTCCGCCCGGTGGTTAGGAAAGGCCTTCATCATAACCGCCCGCTCAACCATTCGTAAGACATAGGTCACTGTTCCGTCCATACGATGTAAATCAGAAGTATTTACATAATTTGCTTCGGCACATATCTCTACCATTCGATTAGCTATTTCCAATGGCGTCTTACCTGGGCCATACCACTTCAATCTCTTGCAATGCTCCGACATGGCCAATGCAAACATCGCCATGTCGAGCTTATCTGCATCGTTATAGGTGGATATATTACGAGGGTCCTTAACATCTCCATAAGCTTCAGCCTTAATGAAACACTTAAGAACTCTCGGTCTATAATCCCCCCAAAGAACAGCTTTGCGTATTGAGACTACTTGGGCAGGGCGTCTCTGTTTGGATTCAACAACCTCAAAGCACACTGGCTCAAGGACTGCTCCATCTACGACGAGGCTCGCAAACTCGTCGATGCATGCATCACGGAAACGGCAAGGTTTAGGTTCTGGTTTCTTCAGTGAATTAATTCTGCCGTCGACCATCCTTTCCTCCGATGCCTTATTCGGCACTGGAGTAAAAGCTCCGTGTGCAAGAGGGGGCATAAAAGCCTCGAGTTTTGGTTTAACTTCTGGATCAAACTCGTCTGGCTTGTACTGGTATCCTCTGACCCCTAATTCAACAGGGTAAACAGTCGGTTTGAAACTTCCCCGAGACAATCGGTGAAATTCCGTCAACACAGCAGCCGCCGCACGATCATCTTTAATCCAAGATGAAGCCGTCGGCAACATCAGGTTTGTAGTACCTAATCTTGAAACAGTAGCTACGCTATCATCAACTGTCACTGGGACAGTGGCAACAACGTAACTATTGGGACGTGATGTAGTCACATACATCCCATCTTTCTTTAGTACATTAAACCTGATGAACTTGCTGCCATCAGAGGCAATGCTGACTGGATTAAAGCGTTGTAAGGGTTTAGGCTCTAACAAATATTTCGCGAGCAATGCCCCTAATCCATCGAAAGCTCTTATTGGGCTCAACAAGACTAATTGTCTATGTCTCCCAACTTGCTTACGCTCAACGGAATAAACAACAACACGATATCTACAGAACCAAGTCCAGCCAGATACCAAAAGGCTGTCACTCCCATAGTCCCATACATAGTGGCTATAAGAGCCACCGCCCGCTACCTTAGTATGTAACACTCCTTTATCATCAAATGTAAAAGAGGTCTCATCCTGACCGGTAGAAGCAGCTTCTTCAGGTACCACTGTGTATATTACTACAGGCTTCAACTCATCCAGCAATAGGTTATTCATGTCGACATAATAATCCACATCACACAAATATCTAATGTCGGAGACTCCAGGGGAATCATTACGGTTGGCTGCATTGACATCCTTTGCCCAGAACCACTGGCGAGATCCTTTCATGCAACGTCTCTGGTCGGAGCGCGACATGCCCACAACAAACACTTCTGCTCCGCAGAAGGTCGCCATCTTACTGGCAAAATTTGTGGCGGATGTTCTCAAGCTAGCGGCACTAGCATGCGTGTGTCCGGGTGTAGGTGAGACCGGATCCACACTTAATAGTGCAAACGCGTCTCTAGCTAAATCCGACTTAATTACCGGATCGCGAGACAGCAATTCACACAAGTATGAAGCGAATGCTCGCCAATCATACTTCTTCGCGACAACAATCCCAACGTATATTGTTGGAATCATAAAGAATATCTCTCTTCGTTGTAACAACGGC